TACCACTCTGTATCATGGCTAATCTTAATCAATCTCGATTGTCTCGGGAATAACCCACCCATTGTTAGGATGGTACCTGGAAAGTTCGGAGCGTTCGGCTAATTGTCCGGGGGATTCGATCATAATTTCTCCGGTTACTTTTTCGGCCTGTGTGCCAAAAAATCCGTTATCAATAGGTTCATGATGCGTTATGCGTTGGATCGATGCCCATCTCGTCCATCCGGGCTTGCCGGTCTGATTGACCATAATGTTGTACGTATGGGCAATTGCTGCATGGGCCGTCTCATGATCGCTATTGTCTATCGTTGCTCGGTAGCTCTCGTTTAAAACTTTCACTTGTGTCATTTTTATTTCCTCCGATTGATGTGATTAATCATGACTGCATTGTACATCACGCATGTCGCGCATGTCAAGCACAAAATGCAAGAAAAACGAAAATAATTTTAAGAGGGCATCGTGTTACAAAATGATCTAATCGTAACACCCCAAAACACGGCAGGGAACGCAACCCCGATGTACCATTTCGAAGATTTTTAATCCAATGATATCAATACCTTACAAGGGCGGATGGTACCTAAAACACCCTTATATAATAAACGGTTGATTACGGGCATGGGAGACCTAAATAAATGTTGATGCATGGACGTACCGTACCACAGACCGCTGACGACTGGGCAAACGAGCACGGTCACAGACTCGACTCAATGGCTCGCGGTAGATCACGTGCAATGCTCGAATATAGGGATATATCCGATATGGACGTACTCACGAGTCGCGTGGGATCCGAGATCTACACAGCCGGCGATGTGTACTCCATGCAGGTCGTCGCACTACGTACGTCCGACGTCGCAGGAGCACCGACAATGCCGATCTGGCAGTGGTACAAGCATACGCCCAGAAAACGCACGGGTACATCATGACATCTACCGCAGCAGATATCCGCCGGGCCTACCTCGATGACCTCCACCGGCCATACTACGTCATCGAGGACGGACACAACCACTATCACGTACCCACCACACCAGGATGGCAGAGGTACCAATCACGCGATGGCCATAAGCACAACATTATTAGTCGCGCCAACTCGCGTGGAAACGGGAACGGGAAATGAAACGGTCCGAGGCCAACAAGCTGACCATTACAGCGCTACTAGCTAACCCTGGTCTCACCCAGACGCAGGTAGCGGATATCGTGGGCTGTAGTCGCTCTACGGTCAATAAGATCAGACGATCACTCGATGAGGCCATCCAGCAGCAGGGTACGGCTGTCGCAGCGTACCAGTCGTTGCTACGCGAGCATCTGCCCCCGGATTCACGCGCAAGGCGCCTGGCTCACCTCGCTGAGGCCGCAGATCGTGACGCAACCAGTCTCCAGGCCATTCAGTACGTCGACTCCTGTCTCAGATTGACCCCACAAACCCAACCAACACAACAGGATAACAGCGTTGACCAGCCAATGTTTGTCTTGCCGAGTGCGACTCACGTCACGGTAAACGTACAGAGTGACAACAAACCCAAAACGTCGGCACTTGGCTGGATCGACATAGAGAGCGAACGGGTCGATTCCGCTTAGTTGTTGATATCAAAGCACTTACGCGTCCAGCTTCTGATAATATGTATTATGTAAACTAACGGCCATGATTTGGGTGTAAGTGTAGGCGCGTCAATGGGTTGTGGTGATTGCAGGGTGTGAATTGAGGGTGCGACGGGTGAAGGAAAGGTGAAGGCAGGGGTACCCCGCCCCCCCCGGAATAGAACCGGTCGCGCTCGATAGCCCTAACGGATATATTCACGCATCCCTGCCATGGTCTGCCGAATTTTGGCCTTTAAGGGACGGGGTCTGAAATTTTTTTTCCACTTTTTTTCTGGGGGGTTTTGGGATGGAGGCTATGGGGAGTTCGATACCGGTGAGGGGCAATTCCAGGAGGATGCGGCTATACAGCATGACGTACAAGCCTCGTGGCAACAAGCCGATGGGGACGGGGTTCATAGAGGCGTCGAGTTTAGATTCGGCATTGATACTTGGGCGGCGGTGGTGTGAGGAGCACGAGTGTCGTTACGTGAACATGGTGGAGATGGTATTGGCGAGGGAGGAATAGGGGGTTGGTAGCGGATAAGCGGCAGCGTGGGATCCGTGGCCATGCGACGGCGGAAGACAAGCCCATGGAGATTGACTGGGCTTCGCCGAAGCAGGAGGAGGCGTTTCGTTATGGTCCCTGGCCGATATTGGCGAGTGGGGGGTATGGCAGTTCGAAGACGTTTGCTTTTTGCCTGAAGGCGTTATGGCTGAGCGACGTATTCAAGAACAATCGTGGGGTGATAGCGCGGAAGTACGGGGTTGATCTGAGGACTACGACGCGGACGACGTTTTACAAGATCTGTCCCCCGAAGGCGTACAACCGTGGGGGGCGGCGTGCTGACAGCGAGAACATACTGCAACTGAACAACGGGAGCACGATTCTGTGGCTGCACCTGGATGATCCCGAGACTGAGAACGTGATCAGGGGGCTTGAGATCAACTGGTTTTTTATCGATCAGGCCGAGGAGGTGGAGGAGGAGATATTCGATCATTTATCAGCGCGTCTTGGCCGGTGGGATCAGTCGGAGGTGCCCGACTGGATGATCAAGGCGAATGGGGGTCTGGACGCCTGGGCGTGGAAGAACCCTGTCACGGGCAAAGCGCTGGTGCCGACGTATGCGATGATGGCGTGCAACCCTGATACGGAGCTTCACTGGCTGTGGAGAAGGTTTCATCCCGAGAGTCCTGACTGGCAGCGCAAGTACAAGGGTCTGGGCTACAAGATGATTCAGATGGATTCGCGGGAGAACAAGTACCTGTCGCGGCAGAATCTCGAAGCGATGATGGAGAAGGACGAAGCGTTTGTGCGGCGCTTTGTATACGGGCAATGGGGGATACCGGAAGGGCAGATACATTCTATTGACGATTCGAGCATTATCGAGGGCAATGACGAGATACTGCACTACATCCGCCAGAGCTGCACGCTTCATCGCGTGCTCGACCACGGGGATGCGAGTCCGACCTGCTGCCTGTGGTTTGCGGTTGACCGCGAAGGGAACGTGATCTTCTACCGGGAGTATTACGAGCCGAACAAGCTGGTATCGGAGCACCGGCGCAACATCGCGGAGCTTAGTGAATACGAGAGCTATGAATTCCAGTTGGCCGACCCCTCGATATTCTTTCTGACGCAGCAGAAGCACGGGGGGCGGTGGTCCACGGCGGACGAGTACAAGGACTGCGTGAATCTGCCGAAAAACACGGCCATATTCTGGCAACCGGCGGACAACAACGAACTGGGGACTCGGAACCGGATCAACGAGTACCTGCGCGTCGTGCCTGACCGCATTCATCCCTTTACCAAGCAGAAGGGCGCTCCTCGATTGTTTTTCATCGAGCGGGGCAAGGACTATCCCCACGGCTGCAGTCACGTCATACGTGAGACGAAGGCGCAGCGCAGGGAGAAGATCGGCACCGAAGACGGCAAGCCTATATTCAGCGACGAGCGCGACAAGACGCTTACCGATCACGCGTACGACTGTGTGCGCTATGCGCTTGCGTCGCGGCCTCCGATATCGCACGAGCTGGCCGCCCGCATTGGCAGGATGACGTTTGACGCGGTGCGGGCTGAGTACAAGCGCATGAAGCACCGAGGGGGTCTCCGCAAGCTTGCTAAAGAGGCGATTGCATAATGGCTAGAACATCTCAGCGAGACAGGGTCCGAGGCTGGCAGGCGAGGATTGACGAGGCCAATCGGGCACACAAGAAATGGAAAGATGATTTCCGCGTCGATGATCTTGAGATGATGTATGCGGGGCCGGGGCAGGAAGATCCCGAGAATCCCGACAAGTACATTATAAACAAAATCTTCCCTACGGTCGAAACCGGGATCCCAAGCCTGCTATTCTACAATCCTACGATCAAGATCAAGCCTCGCCCCGCCCGCGCCGACGATGCCGTATCGGAGATTGATTCCCGCGCTAAATTGCAGGAAGACACTCTAAACACGTTTATCACCGACCCGGTGCTTAATTTCAAGCCGATTACGACGCTGTCGCTCAAGGAGAGCTTTTTCACCTACGGGATCGTTGAGGTCGGGTACACTGCAGACCTGATAGACAACCCGCTGCTGCACAAGCCGGAACTTACCGACGAGGAGCAGATATTTGCCGGGTTGGAGAAGATCCCCGATTTCAACTCCGATCAGCCCGAGCGCCTGTACATCAAGCGTATCCCGGCGAAGAATTTCCGCGTCCCGGCCAACTCGCAGAACATTCTGGAGCACAACGACTGGTGCGGGTACTTCGAGTGGGTCCGCGTCGATGATGTCAAGGCCAACCCCCGGTACAAGAACACCTCCGGCCTGCGCGTCGGCGGCAGATTGTCGCGTGACCTAGCCCCTGCGGTTGAAGACGAGAGCATGGACGAGGAGGAGCGCGGCCACCGGGACATGATCAAGGTGTGGAAGATTTGGGATAACCGCACCATGCGCCGCTACGTCCTGCCCGACCACGGGGAGAAGTTCTTCATCGACGGGGACCATTTCGACACGCTCCCGTTTTCCGATTATCGCCCTCATCAGATGACCGACACGTTCTACCCGATCCCGCCGGTATATAACTGGCTGTTCCCGCAGCAGGAGATGAACGACATACGCAACAAGCGCAAGGTGCATCGGAAGCGGTTCAACCGGCGCTACGAGTACCTGAACGGATCGGTGGACCCCGAAGAGCTTGAGAAGCTGGAATCGGACGAGGACGGGCTGTACATCGAAGTACGACAGACGGGTTGTATCGCGCCTATTGCCGATGCCCCGCTCGATTCCTCGATCATGCGCGACGAGCTGGTCAACGAGAACGACTTCCGGGAGATCACGGGGATTGGCGGGGACCAGCGCGGCGAGGCGTCCAAGAACTCTACAGCCACGCAGGCGAACATCGTGGAGTTTCGCACGCGCATACGCGAATCGTACCGCAAGGAACTTGTAGGGGAGTGGATTGCCCGGATGGCAACCATCATGCTGCGGCTGATCCGTACGCATATGGCCCTGCCGTTCTGGATCAAGATGAACGTGGACCCGCAGGCGCAGGGTGCGGAGCAGGAGGCCATGGGGATCGCCACCAAGTGGCTTCAGATTGTGAGCGAAGACCTTGGCGACCTCCAGTTGGATATCAGCGTCGATGTCATAAGCATGAGTCCCCTGTCCGAAGAGGGGGAACGCGCCGCATGGACCCAGGTCCTTATGCTGTTTACTCAGCCGCAGCTTCTGGCCGTGCTGCTGTCCTCGGACGTGCTCCTGAAGAAGACGCTTCAATTCTATAACGTGCGGTCGCAAGGCGAAATAGACGAGATAAAGAAGGCCGGAATGCAGATGGTCCAGATGGTTGCTTCCATGGCTGCGGCGCAGAACGGCGCTGCGGCGGCACCCGATGCGGGCCAGGGCGCTGCGCCCGGTCCTACGCCGGGCAACATGGGCATCCGGGGCCAGCTTGCGGCGCAGATGGGAGTGGCTTAATGCTGATCAAGACCATTGCATCAGGCACGGGGGACATTCTCGCGCTTGACCCTGATCCGATGCTGATCCTGTGGGGATTCAGCCACGCGGAGACAGCTTCGAGTGCGGCTACGGCGGAAATCAACATATACCACGGCAAGAGTTCAGACGGGCAGATGCTGACCGCCCCTATTAACTTCGCCGCGGACGGATATGGCTACCCGTCGTTCTTCCCCCAACCCATTTCATGCCCCAACGGCGTGTATGTCGAGCGCGTAAGCGGGGAAACGACGGTCATCATCTATTACGACTACCAATAGGAGACCAGTACCGTCGCTTAGGGGAGCTATCGCAATGAAACGCTTCATGAATTGGATACTAAATAAGAATGAGCTTGAGAACATCCGAAGGGAACTGGTACTGCTGCGCCTGATCGTCCGTTCAGAGATTGAGCGCCAGCGGCCGAAACGGTATCGACCGGTCGATAAGGTCAGCCCATTGGAGGACAAGTGATGAAAAGAGCATTCCTACTACTGCCTTTTGCGTTTGCGCTCAACTGCGCGGCACAGGGTCCCCCGGTTGCGGGCAGCCAGATAATTGCCGGGATCAGCGAAGATACCGGTAAGCCGGTCGCTATTCTTGTCGATTCCGATGGGAGCCTGAAAACCAGCGCCACGTTGACGGGCGGCGGGGACGCATCTGCGGCGAAACAGACCACCATTATCGGTCATGTTGACGGCATCGAAACCGTGCTCGGAACGATGGATGCCAACACCGGTTCGATCAAGACCGCCGTGGAGTTGATAGGCGATACGGTAAAGGCCGAAGACGCGGCCCACTCATCGGCGGACAAGGGAATCATGGCGCTGTCGGTGCGGAAGGACACAGCCGCGGCGCTGGCCGGGGCTGACGGGGACTATCAACCGCTCATCTCCAACGACAGCGGGGCGCTACACGTTTCCGTTACCGACGGCGTAGTCGCAGGGACAGCCGGAACGCCTGCAGCCGACGTTGTGTCTGTTCAGGGCATCACCAGCATGACCCCGGTACTTGTGCAGCCGCAGGCGGCGACAACCGGGGGAGCATCCATTCACGGGTATGTCTCTACCGCCAGCATCAACGCGATCACGGCGAAAGCCTCTGCCGGGACGCTGTACTCGCTTACGGCGATCAACCCTACCGCCGCCAAGCAATATCTCAGACTCTACAACAAGGCTTCTGCCCCGGACCCAGCAGCGTGTGATACGAACTCCGATTGCCCTATAGCCGAGCTTATCATCCCCACCAGCGGCGATACGAACGGGGCAGGCTTCACGCTACAGGTTCCGTCTATGGGGCTGGCATTTTCGACGGGCATATCCTACACGCTCACGGCGGCAGGATGCACGGTACTGGCTACCTGTACCGATGAGACCAACGGTGGGGCGGGAGTGTCGATCCTGGCGGGGTTCAAATGAGACTCGGATGCGTACATCTGATAATGGCCGTAGGAATAATCATCCTGTTAGCCGTCCTGCTATTCGCGGGTGCGGCCAATGGATTTGTCACAACCCGGCCTGATGCGCGATACGGCGATGCCGAAGGGTCGATCTATTCCGACCGCTGCTACGCTAACCAGTTCACCGTACCTGGGACCGGCAGCATAGAGATAAGCGAGATTGGCTTGTACTGCGACGGGATAGGTGGGTCTAGACTCCGACTGGCAATATTCACTAACGATGCGGCGAACAGTTGCCCGGAGGAGATTGTAGCGAATTCGGACTCGGGTCAACTGGATACATCGGCGGCGACATACGATGCGCCTTTCTATGCGACGTACTCCACCAAGCCGGTAGTAACCGGGGGCAGCACCTACTGGATAGTCGCATATGGGAGGGGGTCCAATACGGCGATGTCCCGATTCGATTCGGTCGGGACGTACGTGCAGATATCGAGCGGCCTCACATATCCCACATGGCCGACCGGGACGCAGTGGGAGTCCGCCACTTCTTATACGCGGGAGTATAGTTTCTATGCTGTTCTCTCTGGCGGTTCAGGCGGCAGTGGCGGGCAGAGGATGATGCTCATGGGGGTAGGGCAATGAAGCAAGCACTTATATTGTGCGCTATTCTGCTTCTCGCGGTCCCGAGCTACGCGGAAACCATTGAGGCGGCATCGTGCAGTTACGCGCACATCGAAGCGGCTCTCACGGCGGCAAGCGACGGGGACACGGTGACGGTCCCTGCCGGGTCGTGCGAGTGGAAAGACGGAATAGACGAACCGCTGACGATACCGGCGGGTAAGAACATTACACTTCAGGGGGCCGGGATCGGGCTGACTAAAATATATATGGATGCCGGTTGCGGGCATATCACCCTGGGCAAAACGGCCACGCGCATCACAGGATTCGAGTTCACCGACATGATCATCCAGTTCGCCGGGGACGGGTGGCGGATAGACCATAACAAATCGCAGGAGAATTATTGCTTAGACACGGGCATCGGGTATGACGCTGGCTATAGCACTTCCTACCATACGCCTTCGGGCCTGATTGACAATAATCAGTTCTTCAACAACCGCGTTGTGATCCACGGCGGAGCTGTCCTCAACCATGTGGATTGGACACTGCCGGATACCCTCGGGACCGATAACGGCGCTGAGAACGTCGTCTATATTGAGGATAACGTCTTCACCAGAACCGACGGTGGAGCGGGGAATTGTGTCGATGGAAACTATGGCGGTCAGCACGTTTTCCGCTATAACCATATCGTAAACGAGTCCGGCTACTACAATATGCAGGCCCACTCGATCCAAACTACCTACAATAGGGCGTTCAAAAAGTTCGAGTTCTACGGGAATATCAATGAGGTTGTAGCGGGGAACGACGTTAGCGCGTGGATTCCTTTCTTCCTGCGCGGCGGAAGCGGGCCTGTGTTTCTCAATTATACGCCGGGAAACTGGACCCAAAACTATGTAGGGTTTGATATCGTCCGGGGCAGTTTGAGCATAGGTGGAAACGGCCTCAAGTGCAACGGTATGTCCCAGTGGGACGGGAACTACACCGAAGACAGCGGCACAGCCGCAACCGGAAGCGGCGAGGGCGTAATGGTATCCGGCAACGAGTCCGAAGGATGGGATGCCGGGGAATATGCGGGTTGCTACATCTACAATGAAACCGAGGGCGGCGCGGGCGTCTGCCAGGCCGAAATCACGGGTGCGTCCGATGGGTACAATATCGGCCACGGCGAACTCGGCCCGTCATGCAGTGGGGACGGGGTATTCGGGGATGAGGAGGAGTGGATCATATCCTGCGGCTATCCCTGCCGGGACCAAATCGGACGCGGCCACGATGCCACACTGTGGGATGATAAGAGTCCGACCGAGTATACGCAGGCCTCTTTCCCGATGTACATCTTTGGGAATCGGAACGGGAGCAACGGCGAAGTAACAGCGAATGAGCGTGGCTCCGAACTGAGCATGGAATACCACCTCAAAGAGAACCGCGACTATTACGAGTACGACTCCGGGTTTGACGGCGCCTCCGGCGTCGGCATGGGAACGCTGGCAGCGCGGCCCGCGACATGCACGACCGGGACGGCCTACTGGGCCTCGGCGCAGGACTACACGACTATCACTGATTATGTCGGTAACGATCCGACCACGGCAATTGACGGGACGCTGTACAA